AAAATTTATTTTTATATATTTTATAATTAAAAAAAATAAAATTCTATATGTTTTATTTTTGAAATAATTTAAAAATAAAAATATAAATAAATATTATATTATCATGGAAGAACAAGAAGTATTACAAGAAAAAGAATATAAATATAATTGTGAAAGATGTAATTATAGATGTAATGAGAATTCAAAATGGGATAAACATATAAATACAGAAAAACATAAGACAGGAAAAAACAAAAAAAGATCAGATTATGGAGGTCCATATAAATGCGATATATGTAATTATGAAACTGGGAATAAGAGCACATTTTTACAACATAAATTAAATTATCATTCAACAAAAAAAGATAGAGAGAAAGAATTTAAATATTATTGTAAAGCATGTGATTATGGAACAATATCAAAAGATATATTTGATAAACATAATTTATCAGATAAACATAAAAAAAAATATGTAATTGCGAATAATATTTAAATATTTTTTTTAAATTTATATTTTAATTTTCATTTTTTTTGTATTTTAATTATTACTTTTATAAATTTTTTCCAATCATTTTCCCATATTTCAATAATATTATATCCCTGTTCTTTTATAAATTTTGATTTTTCAATAGTTTTTTTATATAGATCACCAAATGTTAATCCTCTTCGTGGATTTATTTTATTTTGTTCATATAATTTTGGATTTCCATGCCAGAAATCACCATGGAATTCAAATATAGTATTAATTGATTCTGCATAACCATCTGCTTTATATCTTGAATTAGGTATTATATATTCACCTTCGTTTTTAGCATGAATTATTTTAACTGAATATTTAATTTCCATATATGATAACCAATCAATACTTGTATTTGAAAATTGATTTGAACATTTTGGACATTCTTTACCTTTTATATGTAAATAGGGCATAATTAAAAATGTTCCATGATTTTTACATATTACAGAAATAGCTATTGAAGATCCATTCTAAACTACTGTTGAATAATCATATTTATTTTGATATAGCTCTATAAATTTATTATAATAATCTTCATATGGTTTTATTTTGGCAATTATAGACTTTTCTTTCCCACAATTAGGACATCCTCTTTCCCTTAAATGATTATTTGGTGTTGTATAAAAATCACCGTGTTTTTTACAAATTACAATTAATTTTGTTACAGCATCAATATAAATTGCTTTTGAATAATCATATGTATTATTATGTATTTTATTTGATTTTATAATAAATTCATTCTTGCATTTTTCTTTCAATTCTATATTTCTAATATTTTGTTCTCTACCACAATCACCACATCCGTATTTATAGTGATTTGATGGTAATTGTTCAAATTCTCCGTGTTTATTGCAAATTATAATTACTTTGATATTAGAATCAATATATTTAGATTTTGAATAATCATATTTATTACCCCATATTTCAATTGATTTATTAATAAATTCATCAGTATTTAATTTATTATATTGAACATGTATCTCTTTTGAACATTTCTGACATTCTCTACCTCGTTTATGATCTGCTGGTCTAATTTTGAAATCTCCGTGTTTTGGACAAATAATAATTATATCTATATCTACACCCTTCCAAATAACTTTAGAATAATCATATTTGTTATTATGAATTTTATTTAAATCTTCCATATATTCATTCCAAGGTATTAACATTCTTTCTTTAGTTTTTTCATTCGCACATTTTCTACAACCATTACCTTGTAGATGGCTATTTGGTGTTTGTTCAAATTCACCATGAATTAAACAGATAATTATTATATTATCTTTAGCAGATATATAGTTTGATTTTGAATAATCATATTTATTATTATGTATATCATTTGCTTCTTTAATAAATTTATTTTTTGACATTTGTATTTTTTTTAATGCATTTTTTTCGGTACCACATTTTCTACAACCATCACCAGATAAATGTTTATGAAATGATTGTTCAAACATTCCATGTTTATCACATATTATTTGAACACGCGTATCTCTTTTAATTAATTCATCAATTAACGAATAATCATATTTATTGTTATGTAATAATTTTGCTTTTTGTATATATTCTTCTTTTTTGGACATTATATGTATTATAATAATATTTGCTTTATTTTATAAGTTTATTTTTCATCAATTTTTATAATATAATAATATGACACATCACTCAAAAGATTTTAAATTATCAGCAATGAAAAATTATGATTTTTCGTTTCTAACAGTCCGGATACATATGATGAATTAAAAGATAAAATTAAATATATATTTAGTAATAAAATAAAAAAGGAACATCTTAAAAATTATTTTAAATATTTATTTACTCAAGCAAATGATTTTATTGAAAAAAATAAAGAAAAATAATAGATTTTAAGTGTCCCATTTTTCAGTGAAAAAGGTGTAATAAAATATTAATAATATATTAATATAATATTATAAATTCAATTTTTTAGCATTACAATTTTTATATTAATGCATCATACAATTTTTGTATTTCATCATATTTTTTCCAAATTTCTGGAACATTAACTCTATAAAATATTATATTTTCATTTTTTCCTTCACTAGAAAATATTATTTTATAAATTTGTTGTATTAAATGTTTTACTGTATCATTTATATAAATAATATCATTTATATTACCAAATAACAAAAATGATAAATTAAAAAATTTGTTATTATCATTTTTTAATATTTGTTCTGAACCTGAACTTTGTAATATTTCTCTTATAAAACCATTTATTTTTGAAAATATTATATATAATGATATTAATATAAATATTTTTTCAGGAACAATATTAAAATTATCAAAATAAAATGATATATCATTTTTTCTATTACACATATCTTTATTTTCTATTCTATCATTAATATATTTATATACTTTATCTATAACATCATGTGATTTTATATAAAAATCAACAAAATATTTGAATGATAATATATTTTCATATTCATAATCTTGTACATATTTAAACATTCCAGTAGAATTATTTAATATATTATTATGTGAAATACTAACTATATCATACCAATTTTTATATGTTTTTACAAAATTATTAATATATGTTTTTCTTATATCAACATTATCTATTCTTGTGACACTATCTGATAAATAATTAAGAATAACTTTTCTCTCACGCTCAGCATAATTATTATCGTCATCCTTTATATATTTTCCATATCTCTCATCTGCACTTTGTTTATGTTTTAATAAGATTTTTCTATCTATTAATTCATCTACATATAAATTGTGTTTATATTTACTTGGATTAATATAATTTACATTATGAGTTATTCTTCCATCAGGATATTTTTTTACATCATCTGGATATTTTGTATGATCAATTTGTAATAAATAATTTGCTGTTTGTGTTTTAACTTTATCAATGCATTCTTCTTTTTTAGCTTCTGTTATATCTTTATCTGAATTTATTTCATCTCTTACACGCTTATCATAATCTGATTTTGTAGTATGTGTTATAAGTTTTGCTGGTCCATATACACCACCATTTGCTAAAATACCTCTATTATTAAAAAATAATAAACCCCCCTTATATGTTAATAAATCACTTCTAAAAGGAAACATTTTTTGTGTATTATCTTTTTTAGTCTCTTCTAATAAATTAAAAAATTCATTTTTATCACTTTGAGTTTTATCACATGTAATTGTTAAACATGTGATTGGACGACGTGTATCTTTTGGAGCTGTTATATTTAAACTTATTTGGCAAGTTTTTAAATTTTTCTTAAATATTTCTCGTGTTAAAAATATATCTTCAGCCATAGTATGTAATGGATTATATGAAATTTTATGCTTAACCATATTATCAACATTAATAATAATAAATTTTAATCTATGTGGATTTAAAAATGATAAATCGGCTACATCCGATGATGGAATTTCACTGCTATTATGTGGAGTATTAATATAATCTCTAAAATATAAATTTTTATTTTTTATTTCTAGTTTTAAAGGATTAAAAATATCTATTATATTTGATCTTATATCATTTACTAAATAATCTTTAAAATAATTTTGTGTAAATGAGTTTTTTACCCATTCTTCATTTTTATCATAACTTTTTAAACTATTTGCTAAACCCAAATAACCATAATTATCAATATTAATCTCTATTTTTTCACCATTATTTAGATTATCTAATTTAATTTTATCTAATTTAAATAAATCTTCTAATATAGTTAATTTATTTAAATAATAAGAATTATAAAATTCATTACTTTTAGCTGTATTATAATCAAAATTACCCATTAGTATATTAATAATGTTATCATCTATACATGCAATTTTTTTTAACATACATTTTATTGAAATTAATAATTCTGTATGACGTGTTAAACCTACACATTGAAATGATGTATTTGGTTGGATTATAATAATAAAATGAGGATATAATTGTCTATATGCATCATATAAATCTTTAGTTGTTACTATAACAACAAATCTGTTATAATAATCTTCTTTTGTCGTTATATTAAAATATTCATACCAATTACAATATTGTTGTGTCATTGGAAATTCATAAAAAACATCATCTTTTTCTGTTCCATATGATTCTATATATTGTTTTACTTCTGGATCTTGTATATTAAATCTTTCATCATTTAAAGTTGTAAAAAAATGTAAAAGAGTAGTTTTTGGTATATATCTAATAGAATTTATAAATATATTTACTTTTTTATCTTCAGGGTTTTGTAATAAAAATCCACTTACAAGTGATTCTGGACCAGTAATTCTAATTTTATTAAAATTATCAAAATCATTTGTTCCATTTAATTTTGTTATTTGTTCACCAAATAAATTAACATGTATATCAGTTACATCTATATCCATCTGTATTAAATTTTCATTTTTGAATAAATCATACATTTCTGGACTTTCACAATGAGGAAATTCACGAACACATCTATCACCAAAATTATTAATTCTAATAGAATCTTTATTACTCAATTGTTTAATTAATGATACACCACCATATTTATTATTATAGTTAATTAGATTTTCATATCCAATATTAACTGACATTAATATATATATATATATATTATTTAATATTTATTATAAAATAAATTTAAAAAAATATTATAATAAATATTAAATAATACTATATTATAAAAAAAAATTGAAATAATAAATTTATTATATAGTATATTTATTATATAATAAATATATATCAATTAATTATTACATAATGAATTCTACAATTTATCATTACAACGACATTCTTTATACAGTATTCTATACTGTAACCAAAGGAATAACTACAATTGAAAACATGTTAAATTCATGGCGAATAGGAGATAAATTCACACTTACTATTAATAATAGAAGTATTAGTATTAATGATAATCAAGCAATTTGTGGATTTTTTCCATTATCAATATATTTTTTGATTGAAAAAAATATTAAAAAAAAAACAATGAAAATTATCGAAGAAAATAATTCATATAATATATATTTACTTGTTGATGATAATTATGAACAAAATCATGATTACTATGTTAATTTTATTTTATAGATTATTTATTATCTCTCAAAAAATATTTTAACGGTTACTGATATTTTTTTTTAATTTATAGATATTCAATTTTTAATTTATATTCTTCATTTTTAATTTTAAGAGATTCTAATTTAACTTTAAAATTAATATAATTTTCTATTAATTTTTCTATACTAATATTCGAATTAATATTAGTAATATCTAATTCTAATTTTTCCAAGTCTCTTAGAATTAAATCAATATTAATATTTGATTCTGAATCAGAATTAATCTGATCATTATTATTATTATTATTATTATTATCATTAATATTTAATTTATTTTCATATTGTAATAGTTTTTTTTCCATTTTTAACAGTTTATTTTCAAGAGTTTGTAGATTAAAATTATCACTTTTTAATTTATTTTTTATAGATTCTAATTCAACTTCAACCATTTATTATAATAATATGAAATTATATATTTATGTATTATAAATAAAAATATAAATATTAATCAAATGGTAATATTTTCACTTTTTTTATCTTACCATTAATCTTAATCTCATATAAATTTTCTTCACTATTTTTAATGTCATCAATAGATTTTATTTGTTTATTATTACGAATTATCAACGCATTATATTCATTATTTTTTAGTAAATCGATATTTGATTTTAATTTATCAATATTGTTTCTAATATTTTTAAACTTATCAAATACTAAATTATTTAATATCTTATCTAATTTATCAATTTTATTATTATTTTTATCATATAAAGATGTATACATTTTTTTCTTAATTAAAAAGAAATTTTTCTTAATATTATCAATTTTGTTTATAATAATATTTTTTGAAAAATGTAATTTTTCTTTATAATTTTCTATTAATTGATTTTTATTAACACAAATTTTACAAATAATTTCTGCACCGATTGATGGTGTCGGAGCTCGAATATCAGCAACAAAATCAGACAACATATTATCTATCTCGTGACCAACAGCGCTCATAGTAAATATTGTTGATTTATGTATTTCTTCTATAACATTCGGATCAGAAAATCCCATTAAATCATCAATACTACCACCACCACGAGTTATCATAATTAAATCAACTTTATTATTTTGTTTATTTATATTAAATTGATTAAAATATTTTATTCCATCACATATTCCACGTGGACAATCAATACCTTGAACGGGACTATTTTTAATATATATATTACCTGTAAATTTATGTGAATTTAAAACAAACAATATATCCTGTAATGCAGCACCATCTTTTGCAGTAATTATACCAATAGATTTTATATCTTTTGGAAATGTTTTTTTATTATCAAAATATCCAAGATTTTCATATTTATTTTTTAGATCATTTAATTTTTTTTGAATATTTCCTTCACCTGTTAATTCCATTTTATTACATAAAAAATTAATATTACCATTCTTAATATAATAGTCAACATTGCCATTTATTAGAACAAGATCACCATTACTAAAATTATCTTGATTAGCTTTAAATTTTATAATATTTATATTAGATGTATCATCTTTTAAAGATGAATAAATAGTAGTTCCATATTTTTTGTATCCAGATAATTCACCTCTGACACACAATTTAGTAGGAATATTTTTTTTTATTTCGTCTTTGATTAAGATATTTAATTCTGTAACTGATATTATTAATTCATCAGATTTTATAATATTTGAATTTATTGATTGATAAACTTCTGTCATTATTGTTATAATTATAATAAATAAATAGTAAGTTAAATAAAATAAAATCAATTTTTATTAAATTAAATTAAATAAAATTAAAATAAATTTTTAATAAAGTGTATATCATTTTCAATCTTATAATTAGAATATTTTAACGGTATTAAATAATCATCACATTCTATCACAACCTTTATTAGGTTGTAATAGAATTTATGAGTATTTATAGCTTTAAAAAATCATCATAATTATCATATTTTCTATAGAAAATGTGATGATTTGTGATGATTATTTTAACGGTATCATTAATCTTTTGTTGTTGAGTTTCATATGCTTTTTTGTACATTGCTCGTTCAATCAGAAGACGTTTTAATTCATTTGGATCAGAATAAAATTCTTGTGCTTCTTGTGTTAGATTTATCTTATCAAGATCTGCTTGTGACAAATCAGGAAATGAAGGAAATGAAAGACTTGTAGACATTTTTTAATAATTATTATATTAATTATTAAAGATAATAGAGAATTATAAAATCAATTTTTTTTTATTATATTTTCCTAAATTGGTTAAAGGATAATAATTTATAATAATTTATAATAATTTATAATAATTTAGAATAAAAAATATTATTAACTTTATATTTTAATATTTCATTTATATATGCAAAATCATTTGAATTATTATCAGTAAATCTTTCATATACAGTTTTAATTAAAATATCTACAGAATTTTCAAATGATCTAAATACACCATCATTTTCTATTTGAACAAATATTTCATCAGATTTTATTCTATCAATTACGTTATCTATATAATTACATAAATCTTCTGATTGACTTTTTTTAATATCATTTAATTTATTTCTTAATTTTGATATATTTTTTTTATCTTTTGCTAAGAGTACACATATATCAATTTCTTGTATAGATAATTCCTTTGATTCTAAAATATTATTTATAGATTTAAAATCAAAATTATATAACAATAGACTAATATCAAATGGCATAAATTTATCTTCTGGATCATATCTATTTCTTAATTTAATATGATTATAATTAAGTTCACATATAATATATCCATTATGATTTTCGAATCTTAATTTAGAATTAGAATATCTTGTATATACATAAAATTCATCTGAATTAGATTTTAAAATATTTGTAAAATGATTAGCAATATCTATATTTGTTAATTTATTATCATCGATTTTATTAACTTCATCTTTCTCATCAATAAATATATATTTATTTATATAGTCTGAATCTCTTAAAAAATTAATAAGAGTAATAAAATCTATATTATGATTTAAATAAAATCTATATGTATTGTAATATAATTTATCTCTATTTTTAAAAAAATCTATTAATAATTTAATTTCTGATTCTTTTTTAATTTTATACCATGATTTTGATGGTAAATTTTTTAAGCCAATTAATATAATATTATTTTTATGTTCATGCCATATATAAAAATCAAATGGTTCTAATTGTATAATCCCAATTAAAACAACATTTTCAGGTATATTATAATTTATTAAAGATCCATAACTATTTTTTTCTAAATTAATATTAATAAAATTATCATATTTTTTTATTTTATTTAATAAATCATCATCTGTCTGATTATTTTCATCTGATAAATCAGATAAATTTATATTTTTTATCATATATTTTTATTATATTAAATAATTCTTAATATTATTAATTTTCATAAACTGGAATTTCAGATTCTGTAACATTCTCATTATTATCATGTTGTTTAGGATTTGGTTTATTTATAACAACATTTGATTTTTTATTATCTACTTTTTTTTTATTTTCTTCTCTTTTATTTTCTTCTCTTTTATTTTCTTCTCTTTTATTTTCTTCTCTTTTATTTTCTTCTCTTTTATTTTCTTCTCTTTTCTTTTTTTTATCTTTGGATTCAGTTGATTTCGATGATTTGGATGATTTTGATGATTTCGATGATTTGGATGATTTTGATGATTTCGATGATTTGGTTGATTTCGATGATTTGGTTGATTTTGAATCAGATTTAGAATCAGATTTTGATTTAGATTTTTTATTTTCTGATTTATAAGAAATATTTTTTATATTTTGTTGATTTGTATTTTGATCTTTTTGTGATTTTTGCATATTCATAACTTTTTGTTGTTCAAGTAGTTTTATTCTTTGTTGTTCTAACATACGTTGTTCTAATAATCGTTGTTGATGTTGTTCAATAAATAAACGTCGTTGTTCTTCTAATTCAGAAGATAATTTTTTTTGTTGTGAATTTATAGTATTATTATCATCATTATTCATATCTTCTTCTTCTGGATTTGCTACTTTTAGATATTTTAATAATATAGATGCTATCAAAAAGTCAACAACCATCATATGATATATAAATTTTCTAAATTTTTCAAGAACACCTGTTCTGACTTCTTTATGTAAATAATAATGAAGAATAATATATATTGTTGAACCAGTTACAAATAATTTAAAATATTTTCTATTTGTATTATCATGAGAAATCAAAGGTATTCTACTAGATATTATATAAAACATTTAAATATATACTATTCAAATATTTTTATATATATATTTTGACACATAAAAAAATTTATAAATTTTCATCACTTTCTATATCAAGATATTTATCTACTAATTCTGGATTATCAATATAATCTGTTAATTTATGTATTTTTTCTGGAATTTTATATTCTTTATCATATGCTTTATATTCTTTAGCACGTTTTTTATTACGTTCTTCTATTGCATATTTTATAACATCAATAAAATGTTTATTATTATAAATTGGTATAAGATTATCATTAACAAATTGATTTATATTTTTAAAATATTTAATTTGTTTACCATTCATAAGTTCTTTATAGAATGTATTTTTTTCAGTAATTATATCTTTTAATCTATTTAAAATTTGTTCTTCAGATAAATTTTCGAGATTTTCTGTTGATAAATGTTCAAGTGCAAACTTTTCACTTAAATTATTATATAAATGATTAATATTTTTATTTAATTCATTCTCAGAATCAAGTATCATAATATATTTACCATATACACGAGCACCTACATATGATTGTGGATCTTTTAAGAAAGAATTTTTATTTTTATCTAATACAAAATATATAAATATATTAAATAAATAACCAGTTACAATACTTTTAGAATACATAAATTGTAATGAACAAACTGGTAAAAGATTATTATTACATAAATAATATCCAGTCATATTATTACGATAAATACGTAATGTAATATCATAACCATTTATTTCACCAAGTGTATGAATATATTTTCCATATTTTTGTTGTTCACCAGTTGTTGTATTTAACTCAAACATCTCATCACCAAATTTTTCATTTTGATTGACATATCCAACATGTTTTATATCACATTCAACAAATTCATTTTCTCCATCTGAGAATACTGACTTTAATCTAAATACTGGTTCATAATGAACTATATCATTTTTATTATTTGATTTTTCTGTCTCTTTACTCATATACAAAATATAACGTTATTTTTTTATATTGTTTTAACACATTATAATTTATTTTTTAATTTTTTCTGGAATAATACTAACTATATTTAAATCAGAACCCATCTTTGTAATAAATAATTCATGATAAAATATTTGTTTATCTGTATTATAAATTGTAGAATCTTTTGATATATTAACTTTATCTGCAAATAATGTTCTATAATTTCTATTCATTGCATTATAATAACCAATATTTAATCTATATCCAAATTTTAAGGAATATAATATTTTATAATCAATATTTATATCTGAATTAACTATATCTGAATTAACTATATCTGAATTAACTATATCTGAATTAACTATATCTGAATTAACTATATTTGATACATGTTTAACTTTATCTAAAATTCTATATTTTAATCTATCATAATTATTCATACTTTTTTCTAAAACAGAAAATTTTAAAAAATTATCATAACAAAATTCTTTTCTTTTATCCAAATCTTTAATATCTCTATATTTTGAAAATATTTTAATTATAGTTAAGTGATCACCATATTTATGTGATAATTTATTTTTCTTTTCTCTAAATTTATTGGTTAATGCATTTAATTGATCTTTATCTTTATTTTTTAATATATCTGTAGGAAGCATGAATAATTCATTTAAATTATTTTTAATATTATCAATAATTATTAAAATTGCAATTACTTCTTTTGCACATTTTAATTTATATGCACATAATATACTTAATGCTTGTTCGGGTTCTAATTGTGAATCAGCAACATATTCACCAATATGATTAATTTTATTATCTGTTATTAAATCCAATTCTTTTAATGTCTTTAATGCAACTTTAATATAATTTTCACGAGGAGGTTCAATTAAAGAACTTAATATATGTAATACATTATCAACAGATTTAACATTAGTTATATTCATTAATTTTAATGTTTCAGCTGTAATATTTGATACTCTAATGGTTGGTTCTGGAAATTTTTTCATATTGTTATTAAAATCATCTAATGTATATAAATGATAACAAATTCCAGGAGCAGTTCTTCCTGCTCTACCCATACGTTGTTTTGCTTGTGCTTGAGTAATTAATCCTTTTTCTAATACACGACCTCTTTTTATAGGATCATAATAACTTAATAATTCATATCCAGAATCAATAACATATTTTATTCCATCAACTGTAAGTGATGATTCTGCAACATTTGTTGAAATTATTATACGTTGATTTTCTGTAGTTTTTTTAGATAAAGCTTCTTGTTTTGACGGATCCATACCAGAATATACTTCAATACATTCTTTATCTGGATATAAAATTCTTAATTTTTTAGATACATCAATAGTTTCTGATACAGATGTTACAAAGAATAATATATCAGATATTTTTCCAGTATCTCTTTTTCTAATTAAATCATTTATTATATCCATACCCTTTTGAACATATTCAGCTGGTCCTGTTGTTTTATTAGAAAATATCGATTCTATTTTATAATTTGTTTTACTACCTACATCAAATTGTTCAAATTTATATTCTGCAAAATATGATTTGAAAATATCAGAATTTACTGTAGCACTCATTATAATTATTTTAAAATCTTTTCTTTCTTTCAATACATTTTTTAATAAAAATAACATAAAATCAATTTGAACTTTTCTTTCATGTGCTTCATCGATTACAACTGCATCTATTCCAGTTAAAACTGGATCAGCTAATAAACGTGCAACAATTGTTCCATCAGTTGCATATAATAAATTTGGATCTTTTCCAACATATTTAGGATCAGAACCTTTATATTTATATCCAATTTGTTCACCTAATTCAACATCTAATGTTAATGAAGCATATTCGGCTGCACTCTGTGCTATTATTTGTTTTGGTAAACTTATCATTATATGACCAATATATTCTGTTTGATGTAATACATATTTTGGTATTAATACTGTTTTACCAGATCCAGTACCTGATGTTATTAATATAACTTGATTTTTTTTTATAATATCTATAATTTTTTCAGCATTATCATATGCTGGAAATTTTGACCATATTTTTGCAAGATCTTTATATTTATCTGAATAATTTTTATTATTTAATGGATTTATATTATTACCAGATGGATCTAAAATACCTATAGATTTATTTAAATCTTTATCATTTTTAGTCATATATAATTATTCAATATAAATAAATTTAATGCAATTATATTAGAAATTATTCTATTATTATCTATATTATTATCTATATTATTATCTATATTATTCCAAATGATTTTATATCTATTAATAATATCTTCCGAATTTGCAATATATTTTTTTATTTGTTCATTTTCTTTAAATTTATCAAAATTTTTATATATATAATCAGATATTTTGATATATCTTTCGAAATCATTATTATTTCCATTATTATTTCCATTATTATTTCCATTATTATTTCCATTATTATTTCCATTATTATTTCCATTATTATTTCCATTATTATTTTCAAATTTACTTGATAGCATAAATAATATATTATATTAAATAAAATATTATTTTTTTACGAAAATAAATAAAATAAATAAAATAAATAAAATAAATTAATAAAATTAATAAAATTAATAAAATTAATCATTAATTTTAATTATCCTTTATCTGTTAAAATAATCATCATAAATTATCATATTTTTTATAGAAAATATGATAATTTATAATTATTTGATACCGGTTGTTAAGAGATATCAATATTATGATTAATATTATCATCAATATTATCATCAATATTATCATCAATATTATCATCAATATTATCATCAATATTATCATCAATATTATCATCAATATTATCATTAATAATTATATCATTATCATTATCATTATCATTATCATTATCATTATCATTATCATTATCATTATTATTATTATTATTATTATTATCAGTATATATATTTGTATTTAATTTATATATTTTATTATCATTATTTATATTATTTATAATATTTTTTTTATTTTTGCCAATTCTCATAAATGCATTTATTTGAATATAATCATAGTTGTCTTTTAAATTATTATTTATATAATCATTAATCTCATTCCGATATTCAAAATTATTTAATACATTTAATGTATATGCAATATTTCTAAAATCAAAAACTTTTTCATATATTTTACCATGAATCATACCATTAATTAATAATTTTGATTCTGGATATTTATTAATAATATCTTGAGCGAAATATAATGAATCATAAATTGTTCTACATCCAGATAAAATATGTTTAAATTTAATATAAATATTTTTTAATTCTTTATTATTCATATTATTATAAATTAAGTATATTTTAAATATTATATTTTTTCACATATAATATATATATATATGAAAAAAATTATTTAGGTAACTGAGAAGCTATTGCTGTCATTTGTTCAATTATATTTTGTTGAAATACATCACTATTTATTTTTTTATTTATTTTATTATTCTTTTTCTTCTTTTTTTTATCATCATTTGATTTTAAATTTTGTGTTTCTTCTACTTCATGTGTTTCTTGTACTTCATGTGTTTCTGTTTGTGATTTTTGGAATTGATTCATCATTTTTTCATACATTTTTTGTTGGTTCTTTTTGTTAGACATAAATATTTTTTGATGTAATTTTTTACGTAATTCATCATTTGATGATTTTTGTTCTTCATTTTGAATCGTAACTAATTTATCAGCAGATTCAAATATTATATGTTTATTTTGAGAATTTAAAATAGTATCAAGTGTTGTAAGTAATTCTCTCTTTGATGATGTACCAAGATTTTTCATTATACTATTTGTAATTTGCATTTTTTGCATTTCATTTTGATCTGTATTTTTTGTTAAAATTTTTGTAACAAGTTCCGAAAGTTCTTTATTACTTTTTCCTTTTAGAAATCCATGAATCTGATTTAATTCATCAGTTGATAATAATTCTGGAAAAGTAACCTCTACTGGTTTACTATCAAATGATTCATCGATATCATCGATATCAGTCATATCAGTCATATCAGTCATATTAGTCATATCAGTCATATTTATATATATTTTAATATATTATAAACATAATACATTAAAACATTATATTTTCAATATTTTTTTAATATAAGTTTTTATTATTTATATCATTACTATCATTATTATTACTATCATTACTATCATTACTATCATTACTATCATTACTATCATTACTATCATACGGATTTATACTTATTGAATATATTTTATCATTATTTAAAATATATAGATCAAACATTTCTAAAAAAATGGGAAAGGTTATATTTTGTAATGCTTTAATAATATCTTCTTTATAATTAAAGTTATATGAATAATCAAATATAACAGAACAATAATACAAATCTTGTTCTGATAAATTATTAAATTTATTTGATAAATTTGCAATCTCACCATTTATATATGTTTTTAATTCATTTTCACCTAATTTTATAATAAATTGATGTAATTTATTTTTAATAAAATCTAATGTTTTTTCATATAAATTTTCTGCTTTTTCAGTTGGTGATTGTATTACAAATTTTAAAAATCCATTTTTAACATTTTTATTACCTAAATATGTTATTTTTGTATAAACAATGTATCCAAGTTGATCTTCTGTTCTTAAAGCATTAAAATATTGCATATTTGTTATTGAATCTAATAATATCAAAAACCCTATTTTTTTAGCATATTCTTTATCTGTTTTTTTAATTGAAAATATTTCATATAATAATGTAAATAATGTATTTTTTTCTTTTTTATTTCTATTTGAATATACTCGTATATAAGGTAATGATTTCTTTCTAATATTTTTATTAAAGTCTGATTCTAATTCTGTCTCTATATTCAAATATGAATATAATCTATCACCTAATTCAATAGATTTTTCTTTATGAATATTTCCTGATATAAATATTGATGTTGTACATTTTTTTTTAATGTTAAAAAATATATCTTTACAATCATTATATTCCGCTGATTTTATATATTTTATTAAATCGTAACTATCATATGATTTTTTATTTAATTTTTTATATATCAATGAATTTATTTTACGTATTACTTGATCATTTATCGAATTTTTAAATATTTTATATATTTTATTTTTAACTGTGTCAAAACAAGTTCCAATTGTATTATTATAAATTTCATTAAAATCATCAATTAATTTATCAATAATTTTGTTATTACCAGATATATAAATATATATTGAATCAAAATCTATTTTAATATGTAAATTATTTCCAGATTGTGATATATTATTAATTATATTTGTATTATCAGAACATATTGTATCTAAAAATAATAATACTTTTGCATAAATTTCTGGCGATTCATATACTGATGGTATATCTAAACAAATATAAATATTAACATCTGGCGTTTTAAATGATTGATTAAAATTATAAAATAAATTATATTTTTTATTAATTTTCTCTGGATATTTATTCTCTATGTATGTTAATAATTCTAAATCGGCTATAATATATTTATTTTTATTTATTATTTCATATTTATTTTTTTCTATTTTTATTGGGTCTAATTTATCTATTGAATAATATAAATTATAAATATCATCATGTAATTTATTATTTAATTTATTTTCGAATGATCCGATAATTATACTTGAATTATATAATTTAAAATTTTTTATTAAGTTATTAAATTTAGTTTTAATATCAGAAAAAGTTGGTTTTAATATTTTAAAATTTAATAAATTAGATGGATCGAGTTTATTTATTAATAATTGATTCATATCTAATAATGTATCAACTATATCTTCATTTTCTGTAAATTTATAGGAATTTTTATTAATATTAATTATATCTTCATATATATTTTTTATTTGTTCATTATTTTTAATAGAATCAATATATTCAAAATATATTTTTATAATATTATCATAATTTTTATATCCTTTTTTAGTTAAACTAAATTTTGCAACTACTAAACAATAATCATCATATGTAAAAAATTCACCAATAGACATATCTTCAATATAATTATATTTTTCATATATTTTAAAAAGACTATTATCTGACTTGTTAGATATTATCCAAAATAAAATACTTAATGGTGAATCTATTAAATTTATATAATCTATTTTAATTTGTGTACATATTATTAAATTATACGTATTTTTATTAGGTATATATTTTAAAATGTGTCCTGTTTTTAGCATTTCACCAAAATTTCTATCTATTGATAGATTTTTATTTTTTATTTTAGTAAATGTATCTTTGATATATATCAATAATTTTTTTTTATCAATATTTTTATTTATATATAATATTAAATGCATCAGATTTGATGAATAATGATTATCGAAAAAATCTTTTACTAATTTATCAATATTTTTAATAGATAATGTTTTTTTATTACCACATGTAAAATGATTAATTGGAAAATCATCATATAAAGTTTTCTTTATCATCTCTTGTACAATCCAGTTTTCATCTAAAATATTTTTTATTGATTCTGAATCAACCGCATTTATTTCTTTATCTATATATTCTTTTTTTAATAATGGATTTATAAAAAATTGAACAAACATATCCAATAATGACAAAAAATTTGTAGAATCAATTGTAAAATAATATGTAGTATCTGTATCTGATGTCATTGCATTTGTATTACCACCACTTTTAGATATATTGTCAAAAAAATTACTTATATCTGGATATTTTTCACTTCCCATAAAAACCATATGTTCTAAAAAATGCGCAATACCTGAAACTGTATCATGTATTGATCCAATTTTTATATTTAATAATGCACCACAATTTTGATTTAATTCATCTTCTATTAATATTACTTTTAATTTATTATCTAATTCTATCCAACTATAATTTCTATTATCATTATCTGATTTTTTTATTATATTCATTAATGATTATTATAATATAAAAATTGATATTTTATTTATATAATTTTATATATTATAATTAACTTTATTATAATTAACTTTATATATGACAGACAATGATATACCAGTTTTACAAAAAGATGAACCATTTTGGAAATATCAATATCGTATGGAAAAATTTTTAATCTTTTATAAATATGAAAAAAAAACAAAAATTTTAAATTTTATTAATGATTGGTATTCATATAAAAAAAATAATATACAATTTATTGATTTATCACATTTTAAAAATCAATATTATAATATGATGCCATCAAATGAAGAATCTAAAAAATTTCTTATTAAAAATTTTAAAAACTATAATGAAGAATTTGATTTGGATTTAGATTATAATGAAGAATTATTTACAACATATAATGTTTTATATTTTATTGAATTAATGTTAAAAAAAATAAATAGTCGAATAATTAAAGAAATTATTGAAGAAGAAAAAAATGGTAAAATTAAAAAAAGTAAAAAATATACTATTAAACTAAAGAAATAAAAAATTGATTTTTTTTAATATAATTATATTATATAAAGTCAACTATATTATATAAAGTCAACTATAATAAATATGGATTCAATAAAATATGATCATAATGGTAATCTATATTTTTTAAATAATAATGATTTGTATACAATAGATATAAATAAAGATGATGAAATAGAATTATATAAAATAAATAAACAAAATATAGAATTTAATCAAAAAAAAACAGATAATACAGAAATAACATATAAACCAATAAATAAACAAAATATATTACATATTAAATCAATTGAAAATGCAATTCAAGAACTTAATGAAGAAAATAATGATGATGAAAAAGATAAATTTAATGATATTTATGATAAATATAATACATATCTATATAATCCTGAACAAAGATATTATCATGAACAGAATGATATAAATGAAACTGAAAATGAAAATATTGATAATGATTTTGATATTACATTTTATAAAAGAAAAATAAAATTTTTTGGAACAATGACTGAGAATCTTATAAAAGATTTATGTTTTGATATACCAACATATGAAATATTAATCATTGATGGTAATGAATTCAGTAATAATCTTATATTTCGAACAGAAATTATTAATGATCAAGCATTATATCGTATAACTATTTTTACATCTGGAACTATAATGTTTAATATTATTGGTACAAAAATAAATAAATATTTATTAAATTTTAGTAATTTAGAAATAAATAAAATAGAATCATCATATATTAAAGTTGATTAAATCAAAGTTAATAAAAAAGTTTTTTTTATACAAGCATAATAAATGCAAATAATAATACAAACATTGCAACAATAAAAGTTAGAATATTATACTTCATGGGGAATTCAATATTCTTTGTCAAAAAAGTGTGATAATCACTATAACCTCGCTTACGATAATACTCACGTACTCCAACACCAGAAATTACTGTGATCTGTTCATACCCGTTCAATGCAGCAATTTCTTCTGCCTTTGCAAGGAGTTTCTTTCCAAGTCCACGATGTTGTGTATTACCGTTATTACTGTTATTACCATTATAACCGAAAGAATTTATATTCAATAAATTCTTAAGCTTCGAAAATAGTAAATTTTCTGAATTTACTATTTTCGAACCGACACCTGTATGATTTCCATATACATGGAGTTCACGAATCAATGCATGATTAATCAATTCAGGCATTGTATATGTGTCATCTGTATTGAAACGAAGACGTATAAAACCATATAACTTTGTACGTGTTTTATTTTCATAAGAAATGAAATAATTAATACCACCACACGATTCATATTTCTCAACAAAAAGATAACAGTCATTCTCATCAAAATTTTCATTCTTAATTTCACGATAACGAATATCACGAAGCTTTACTCCTCGATCACGAAGAGAATCTTCTACATTCTTTCGCATATCACCATTCTTTATTCCACCAATAATGGCATCAGAAAAGAAATCTCGAATAACACGATTTACACGTATATAATAAGGGACCTTTTCTAAGAAATATGCAATATTATCAATCATTTTTTGTTCATCTTGTTCGGCATATGGTACATATTCTCCTTGTTTATACATATTATAAAGTTCACTATGTTCAATTACCATTGTAGGATAAACCTTAATCTGATCAACTGCATAATTTGATACAGAAAATAAATAATCAATCATTTTTAAATCCATTTCTGCTGTAGATCCCGGAAGATCCAACATCCAATGATTATCAACCTTGAAACAGTTACTCATTAGAATAATATTTCCAATTTGATTTTCACGATCTGTACAATCACGCTTAACGTTCTTTAGAACTTGATCATCTGTGTGTTGAACTCCAATTTGTACACGCGTTACACCAAGATAACGAAAAAAACGTACCACCTTATATAAATCATCTTTTGATGTAAGATAATCAGGGCGTGTTTCAATTGTTAATCCAATCATACGAATTGCAGAAGTCTCATTTAACTGTTGTTCTTCTTCAAGTGAAAGAGGCTCACGCATTTGTCCAGTAAGTGTATAGTCATAATATACGTTAAGTGCATAATATGACATAGTAACAAACCAAACAATATAATCTTCAGGAAAAAAGTTAAAAGTTCCACCAGAAATCATAAATTCTATCTTTGCTGGATTCTCAGGCGTGGAAGATAGATGACCCATCTTCTCAAAAGCATGCAAACGATCAAAAGTTTGACCAACCGGATGATGTTTATTCTGTGACGCACGTTGATTTGCTGGTTCTAGTGTTACATAAGATCGAGGTTGTGTAACAACACCATCAATAATTTCAAGAGGACAATAGATACATTTATGTGGACATCCACCATTCTTAATATTGTTTTGATCACCAAAAAGTTGTCCAGACATCATTGTAGTAATTTGGAGAATTCCTGAATTTCCTCTGGTACTTTTAAACTTCATGTATTGTTCAAGATTCGTATTTCGGGTAATTTTATTCTGTTGAAGAAGCATACGATATGCATGTACTAACTTTGTCTTTGGATACTTGTTACGTGTATACTTATTCATAAACTTGTTGTATTCTTGATGTGATGAAAAATAGATATCGTGTGACTTTTCAAAGATTGTTTTGAATAGATCTAATTCTTCAGGAGTAATCGTAATCTTGAATCGTTCTTTCGTAAAGATATCTTCAATATCTTGTTTCTTATATGTAGAAGCATAAGCATCACTGAAAACATTAAGATTAGATTGCACTGACATTATATATATATATGATAATAAATAAAGATAGAATATATTGATATACAATATATGTTAAGGTTCAATTTTTTATAAAGTCTAATTTATAAAAAAATCAAGAGTAAATATTATACTTTTTTCTAATATATACTGTTCAATTTTTTATAAAGTCTAATTTATAAAAAAATCAAGAGTAAATATTATACTTTTTCTAATATATACTGTTCAATTTTTTATAAAGTCTAATTTATAAAAAAATCAAGAGTAAATATTATAGTTTTTCTAATATATACTGTTCAATTTTTTATAAAGTCTAATTTATAAAAAAAGAGAAAAATATATTTATGTTTATTTATTTTTTTTTTATTTATTAAATAAATGGACAAAATCTGGACTTGCCCAACACGCCCCCCAATAACTGACCAACCAGCCAATTACCAGTCTTGAAGATTTCTACCTTCCGAATATCATAACTTTTTGGCAGTGTTATGAAACTGAATGCTTATCATGCATCACTTGTATTAGATATATCGAATCTAATAAATCCGGAACAGTTTAACCACTTGTTCAGGTAAAAAGACTCCTTTAACGACACTTGTCTAGGTCGAGCGGATGCTTTTCGTGCATCACTCGTATTAGATATATCGGATCTAATAAAACCGGAACAGTTTAACGACTTGTTCAGGTCGAACAGGACAAAATCTGGACTTGCCCTACACGCC